AGACCACCAAAAAGCGACGCTGAGTTAAAACCGAACGGTACAGACCGCCCCGTCTATCATGGCAGCAGGAAGACGCCAAAGGTGTTTATCAGCAAAGTCGAGCCGCCCGCATGGTTTGACAAAGATCACAAAAAAAAGTTTGATGCGGTGGTTGGAATCCTCACCAAAGAGGGCGCGTTCCCGGCCACAGACTACGACCTGGTATGCTCATATGTTGAAAACTGGATGATGGCGCGGCGGGCATACTCAGAGCTATTGAGCGCTGGAATGACCATACCAAAGGAGACGGCGACGGGGGTTGTGTATGTGACAAACCCGGCCTTTAGGCAGTACCAAGATTGCACTAAAATCATTGTCCAGATCTCAGACAAATTCGGGTTTAACCCCCGAGCAAGGATGGGAATCAAAGAGGACAAAACAAAGGAAAACGAGGTCGATCCGTTTGCGGATCTTCTTAAAGATTCAGCGAAGAATGGCGGCGCTGCTATGTAAATGCTAGAGCAACACTTTCGGTACATAGAGAACATCACATCGGGCGCTGTTCCAGCTTGTGAGTATATAAAGCAAGCCATCGAGCGCCACTGTAACGACTTGTTGCGGCAAAATACCGAAGAGTTTCCCTACTATTTTGACGAAAGCAAGGCAGAGCGAGCGTTATGGTTTGTATCGAAGCTGAAACACACAAAAGGCGAATGGCATCGCAAGCCGTTTGAAATTCAAGACCACCAAGCATTTCGGATTGCTTCAATATTTGGATGGCAAAGGACGGGCGGCGGGCGAAGGTTTAGGCGGTGTTACATTGAAATACCAAGAAAGAACGGTAAGAGCGAAGAGGCGGCGGCAATTGGATTGGTCGGGCTATTGGCAGACAACGAGGGAGGGGCGCAGGTGATAACAGCGGCAACAACCAGGGATCAGGCGCGGATCGTTTTTGAAAGCGCTCAGAGTATGGCGCGGATGCTGTCGAATGATAGCGCGGTTGTAAAAAAAGCGCTCCAGGTTCAGGCCAACAGTCTAAAGTACCTGCCAAATGAAAGTAGCTTTTTCCCGGTGTCGAGCGAGGCCAAAAACCTAGATGGTAAAAACCCGCACATTGCCATTATTGACGAATACCACGCGCACCCAAATTCAGATGTACTCAAGGTTTTAGAGACGGGATTTGGCGCAAGGCGTTCACCGCTTCTTTTTATAATCACAACGGCGGGCTTTAACCTTGAAAGCACGTGCTACCAATATCGAGATGTTTGTATCAGGGTGTTGAGCGGCGCACTAGTTGATGAGCAGTTGTTCACTACGATTTACACCCTTGATGATGGAGATGATTGGCAAGATGAAAAGGTGTGGGGCAAGGCAAATCCAAACTTAGGGATCACCCCTACCTGGGATTTCATGCGGGCGCAATGCAGGGCGGCGATTAATGAGGGCGAAGGCGCGAAGGCTGAATTTTTGACAAAGAATCTGAATGTTTGGGTGAGAGCTTCAAAGGGGTGGATAACTGATCACCACTGGCTTGAGTGCGGCGGGCAAATAGACATAGAGCGCCTAAAAGGTTTGAAGTGTTACGGAGGCTTTGACTTGTCCAGCACATACGACTACTGCGCAATGTGCCTACTGTTTCCTGAAGGCGAAAAACGCACGGCGCTATGGTGGTTCTGGCTTTGCCGGGAATCGTATGAAAAACGAATAAAGACCATGCCAATAATGGCCGATTGGGTGAAGGCGGGGTATTTGGACGTAGTGGACGGCAACTACTTGAGCCAAGAATATTTGGAGGCTGCTATTGTCAGGATTTGTAAGGACTTCAAAATGGTTAAGGGGGGCACAGACCCGTACTACTGCTGGGAGCTGGTTGGCGCACTTCAAAATAAACATAGTTTGCCAGTAGAGGCGTACCGCCAAAACTTCCAAATGATGAGCGAGCCTATTAGGAAGGTAGAAGAGATTGTAAGCTCTGCCAGCCTAAACCACGGAAACAACCCCATAGCGCGATGGATGCTGGGAAATGCGTCGGTGAAAACAAACTCGGGGGGCGGGCGAATGCTTGATAAATCTGCAAAGTCTGCCAGTATTGATGGTATCATATCGCTGCTAATTGCTGAAGGGGTTTACGCCGCTTCGCCTGAGCGCAAAGAATCATATTTAACAAGCCTTGATTTAATCACTTTTTAGCATGAAAGACACGGAATTTGAGCAAAAAGCCCGATTATTGACAAATGACGGGTACTTTGAGCGCTTCAGAGAATTAGCGCCCGAAATGGGGGTTCGGGCTGCCTGGGAGCGCCTGGAAGGCGAACTACCACTAGGTTTGCGGCGCTTCACAAATTATACAGCCTTTGAGAAAGCGAAGGCTAAAGAGCAAAAGCGGGAACTGCCTGAATTAATAGTGTTTAAGTTCGGTCACTAGTTCACTTCAGGCGAATGGTATTGGCTTTTTTTAGCTATATTTTTGGGGCAAATCCTAAGATTTGGCGCACCCGTTAACACTTTCCTGGTTATTTCCGCAAAAGCGCACTTCGCCACAAGGCGAGGCGCGTAGTTACGGGCTGCGTGATCCACTCCCTTTCTTTTCCCCCTCAAAGAGCGGCGCAACTGTCACAGATGCGACCGCAATGGCTGTGCCTCCCTTTTGGGCGGCTGTGCGCTGCATATCCAGCTCGATGGCCTCCATGGATAGCGGCGTTTTGCGAAAAACGGAGCGCGGGCACGATGAGGCGGTTGGACACCCGGTGCATGCGTTGTTTAGTGGCCGGCCACACCCGAACTACACAAAATACGACTTCATTCAGGGGCTTGTAGCTAACGCCTGCTTAGGCAATGGCTATGCCCGCATTCATTGGGATGATTACACCGGGCGGCCTGGTAGTGTTGAATTGCTGCCTAGTAACGCTGTGGCGATTGACTACCTGCCTTCCGGCGAAATGGTGTACCGTGTGGCGTACATGTCCGGCAATACGTCGGTACTGGTCACGCTGCCTACTTCAGATGTGATCCACATTAAGGGGTTTATTACCGTGGACGCCATTACCGGGCGGCGCGTGTCGCTTATTCATAAAGAAGTGTTTGGGTCGGCTCTTTCGGCTATTGATTTCCCGTCCGAGTTTTTCAAAAACGGGGTGCATAGCCCCGGCTTCTTGACGCGCCCGGAAATAATTGGTGATTCTGAATACACGGCTATTCAGCGGCGGGTGCAGAGCGCCAGGGGCGTATCAAACGCCGGGGGTATGCCATTTTTTGACGGCGGAATGTCGTTCGAGCGCATTGGACAAACAATGGCAGATGCTTGCTTAACAGACTTCGCCAAACTAACAGCAGAACAGGTAAGCCAGATTACAGGCGTACCACTTCACATGCTTGCTGAAAATTCACACAGCACATTCACAAACATGGAGCAACAGAGTGCTGATTACATCTCGCACTGTGTGAACCCGTGGGCGGTCAAATTGGAGCAGGAACTATCTACAAAGCTATTCAGCCCTTCAGAGGTGCGCAGGGGTAGCCACTTCTTCAACTTCGATGTAGAATCCTCAATCCGTGGCGACACTGAGGCTATTGCAAAGCTGATAACCTCAGTGATTCCAAACTCAGTAATGACCCCGAACGAGGTGCGCCGCCGCTTCTTCAAATTGAATAAAATGGAGGGCGGTGACGAGCTTTTGGCGCAAGTCAATATGATTCAGTTGAACAGGTTAGGCGAGGTTAAAGAAGATACTGAAACCGACAAAGTAACAGACACACAAACAGACAATGAAGGAGACAAGCAACCAGCAGCCAGTAAGTGAGCGCCGCGCATGCGCCGGAAAAGCCGAACTTAGAAAGCGCGATGACAATACGCCGGAGGTATTTGGGTATGCGCTAAAATATGATGTGGCGTATGATATGGGTTGGTTCACCGAATCAATACAGCGCGGCTCACTCGACAACGCTGATTTATCAGACGTGCGAATCTTGTTCAACCACGACAAAAACCAGGTGCTAGGCCGCACAAAATCAGGCACAGCAGAGGTTGGCCTTGATGATGTTGGTATGTGGTATCGATGCTCGCTTCCTGCTTCACCTGTCGGTGAAACGGTGCGCGTGGCCTTGGAGCGTGGCGACATAGATCAAAGCTCGTGGGCTTTTTTCACCCGCCAAACACCAAGCGGCGGCGGCGATACTTGGACGCGCCGCAATGGCAAGGATCACCGAACCATCACAGATGTTCGCCTGGTACAAGACGCATCACCCGTGACATATCCGGCCAATCCAGACACAACCGCCGCAAAAAGATCATACGAAACAACCGAACAGCCCACCGATGAAGCGCGAAAGCGTGAACTTGAATTGATCGCTGCGGAACTTCAATGCATATAACAAAACACACAACAAACAAACACTATGGCTACTAAAACATTAGCAGAGCGGCTTGCAGAGTCCCGCGAAGCTGTAACCGAAGCCCGCGCCAAAATAACCGCATTTTCCAAAAAAGTGGAAGACGGCACGTGGAATGCCGCCGAAGATCGCAGCGGGCTTGATGCGGCAAAACAAGAGTTGACGCTCGCTGAATCCGACGTGGAGGCGGTGCAATTGCTTGTGAATGAACAACGCTTTGCAAACCAAACCAACACCGCCGCCGACGGCGCAAAAATCAGCGTCTCCCTTGTTTCTGAGGGTCGCACGGGCGACAACCCGGAGAAAATCGCCAAAGAATTCCGTATCACCTCTGCTATTTCGCAGTTTTCGAGCCGTGGACAATACGATGGACTTGCAAAGGAAGTGAACGAGCAAGGAAAAACCGAAGCCCGCGCCCTTGGCTTGCCAGGTGCAGGTACGGGCGATTTCACGCTGCCAGCGTCCTTTGTTGGTTTCAACAGCACAAAGCGCGGCGAAGCGCGTGACATCACTGCCACCACCACCACCACGGGCGGCCACACCATTGCAAACGAATTGCAAGACCTCATTCCGTTCCTTGACCCCCGCTTGTCGGTGCTTCAAATGGGCGCTACCTACTTGCCAGGTATGCAGGGAAACATCGATTTTCCTCGCAATGACGCGTCTGCAACGGCGGTTTGGGCGACCACTGAAAACGTGACTTCAACCGAAACCACGCCAACCTTTGACAAACTGTCAATGACCCCGAAGCGGGTGACGGCTTTCACCGACGTGTCAAAGCAGAACCTCGTACAAACCTCCATTGCTATGGAAAACTTTGTACGCGAGCGCTTGAATCGTGCGGTAATGAACCTGCTGGAAACGGCTTGCATTTCTGGTACGGGCGCGTCCGGTCAGCCTACTGGCTTGCTTACGCAGGCTGGTTTGAACGACATCACCATTGGCGCAAACGGCGGTCTGCTCACGTGGGCACACGTTGTGCAGTTTGAGACAGAGGCGGCAATCGACAACGCTGACATGGGTAGCCTTGGTTACCTGTTCACGCCTGGCGTTGCTGGCTTGTTGAAAACCACAAAGCGCGACGTTGCCGGCAACGGCTTTGTATGGGAAGGCGCGAACCGCGACGCGTTGGTGAATGGCTACAAAGCTATGGCTACCAACTTCCTGCCTTCAACCCTTACCAAAGGCACAAGCGTTGGCACTTGTCACGCTGCCATCTTTGGAAACTGGGCGGAGTTGATGATCGCACAATGGGGCGGCCTTGATTTGATGATGAACCCTTACACTAAGGCCAAAGAGGCACTTGTTGAGGTGATCGTGCATTCTTGGTACGACCTGGGCGTTCGCCACGCGGCATCGTTCACCAAGTGCGACGAAATTACGCTGGTATAATGGTGAAAGTCATTATTACCGGGGTGGTCATTAGTCCGCCGTTTCTACTGGCTTATTCGCCAGGCGAAGAGGCAAACGTGACCGAAGAAACAGCAAAGAAGCTGATTGCCGCCGGGCTTGCAATTCCGGTGTCACCAACAGCCGAAACTGCTACAAAAAAAGTACCAGTAGAAAAACGATAAATGCCATACAAAATCACATCGACAACGGCAACTGAGCCGCTTACACTCGCTGAAATGAAGTCCTTTTTGAGGGTGGAACATTCAGCAGACGATGTGCTGATCGAGGCAATGATTACGAGCGCCAGGGCGCAAGCCGAATTACTTACAGGCCGCGCCCTGGCTGCTCATACTGTGGAGGAGTTCTTTGATAGTTGGCCTGAATCCGGTTTGATAAACCTGTCTTTGTCGCCTGTTGTGGCGGTTGGATCGGTTGCGTATGTCGCCAGCGGTGCGCCAGATGTGAGCGTTTACACGCCAATTGCCGCGTCAAATTACGTGGTCGACATGGTTAGCGAGCCTTCGCGCATTGTACCGCGTGATTCATACACGTTACCATCTACCGAACCCGTGCCGAATGCAATTAAGGTCACTTACAGCGCTTCGCCTTCAGGTGATGCACGGGTGTTCGATGTAGCAAAGATGTATATCCGGTTTATCGTTTCGCACGATTATGAGCGCCGCACAGACCCAATAACAAGGACGTCACGAAACACGGTGCGGCGCACTGAGCAGTTAATCCGACAAATAAAACTGCGATAATGCTGGAGCATAAATTAGACCCGGGGCAAATGGATCGCAGGGTTCAATTGCTTGTGCCGTCTGAGGCGGTTGACGATACGGGCGGCGTGGTAGAAACGTTCGCGGTGGCGGCTACCGTGTTTGCAAAAGTTGAATGGGATGATGGCAACAGTGTTGAAATTGTGATGGCTGCAAAGGAAACAGCGCGGCGTGTGGCGGTGATTACAATCCGGTTTTACCCAGGCTTAAACGAGCGTTACCGGATCGCCATTGATGAAGAGCAGTATGACATCACCACTATTGCGGAGGTTGGAAGGAAGTTGTACCACGAAATAAAAGCAGAGCGCAGGCTATGAATATAACAGGGGCAATCAGGCAGTTAATTGTCGACAACGCAACGGCGGCGGCGATAGTTGGGCAGCGGGTTTACCCTGTCATATTACCGCAATCTGCTATTTATCCAGCGGTCAAAATGCACATCGTTTCGAGCGGTGGGAACAACACAAAAAGCGGGGTTTCGAGTGAAGATACGATCATGCTGCAAGTCAGCTCGTTCGCTTTCACTTACAACGACGCGCAGCGCTCAGATGATGCCATACGGGCGGCCATCGATTACTATCGAGGCACGGTGTTGGTTGGGGCGGTTGTACACGGGCTTGACCTGGTAGAGTACATAGGAAGTGTGGATTTATACGAGGAAGAGCCAAAGGTGTTTCACCGGGCAAGTGACTACAAAATCAGGTATTCGCGTAACCCGGCGGTAATGATTCCAGAGCAATTGATTGGGGGTATTTTTGAAAGTGATGAAGCGGCCTTATTGGCTGGCTTGGAATATGGGCAATATTACCACGCGGCGGGCGACCACGTGTCAGAATCAAAGGGCGTACTAATAAAGTTGATCGCATGAGCCAGTCATTAAACTCACAGATGCGCATCATTTCGGAAAACATGCAGCGCTATTTACGGGCGTTCCAGGACAGCGAAAAGCGCAAGCAGATTCTTGAATACGCGGCAAAGCCAATCATTCAGGCGGCGCAACAAAAAGCGCCAAAAGGAGCAGCGGTACACTATCGATACGCGAAGCAGAGTAGGCGAAGCCCAAAAGGTAGCGGGCGAATTGTGGCCACCTACCACCCTGGCAACTTGAAAGGATCTGTGCAGATTCTAAAAAAACTGAGGCGCTCAAAAAATGTGTATGTCGGTCCGGTTGTGCGTAAAGGCAAAGTGTTTGGTAAATCAATCAGTGACGGCTATTACGCCCACATGGTAGAGTACGGCACATCAAACCAGTCCGCTCAACCATTTATGCGCCCTGCTTATGAAAGCGCCCGTGGGGCTGTGTTGCGAAGGCTTGAGCTGGCAATTATGCAATTACATAACAAATCAATACCAAAAAAATGACTATTGAACTATTAAAGCCGCTTGACATTGGACATAAGATATTGGAAGTTGGCAAAGTCGTTGATGTCGAGGACAGCACCGCTCGCGCTCTGATCGCTGAGGGCAAGGCAGTTGAAACGACCCACGAGCAAGCCGCATTCAAGGCACAAGCCAAAGTCGCCAAAACAAAACCGGGCAATGAAGATAAAACTACTGAAACCAAGGCTGATAAACGATAAGCAGTTTTTTGCCGGGTCGGTTGTTGACCTTGAAGAGGCCACAGCCGTGCAACTTATCGCAGACGGCGAAGCAGAGGCTGCTGCCGACGGGGTTAAGCCCCGCATGAAGGGCTATGATTCGACGGCCTGCACTATCTAAAACAAACAAACAAACACGCAAAACGCTATGCCTACAACTGGAGTAGTTAATACCAAATTAATGCGGCTTTGGTCAGGGGCGACACCTGTCGCCATCACCTGCCAAACAAACGCAGAGTTGACCGTTACCAACGGAACACGCCAAACCACCTGCAAAGATTCCGGGCAATGGGATGAATTCTTGTATGCAAATACCACGTGGACAATGAGCGGCGAAGCGCTGTTTTCATACGACGCGGCCAATGGCGGCGAGGATATTTACGACATCGCTGCCGGACAAACGCTTGTCGCATTTGTATATGGCACTGGCGTAACAGGCGATACCAAGTGGAGCGGTAACGCCCTGGTGACTGAATGGTCGCTGAGTTCGCCAACGCAAAACGAAAACGTGACGGTCAGCTTCACTTTGCAAGGCACTGGACAGCTTACTAAAGCAACATACCCATAAAGTATGCTCAATTCAATTGAACTGGGCGGCAAGATTCGCCCAATCCTTTTTGGTAATACGGTTTTTCGTAGGCTAAAGCGCGATCATGGGATCACGTCTATCGATGTGTGTGGCGAAATTGCTAAGGGCGATTTTTCCTCCATTGCAGACGTGGTCTACATGGCTTTGCGGGTTGGCGAAGAGTTCCAGAGGGTGCAAACTGACGAGTTTACAGTAGATCAGGTGTCCATGTGGCTTGACACTTCGCCCGCTGCATTGAAGCAGGTTATAGACATGTTTGCAGATGCGATTTTCATCGCCTCTGGCAACGATGTACCTACCGACGCGCCAGACCCCGCAAAAAAAAAGCCGAAGTCTTAGACTACGACTGGCCGGCCATGATGGAAGCCGCCGGGGCTATGGGATGGAGTGAGCAGCAGTTTTGGTACAGCACCCCCGCTTATTTTAGTCAGGCTTGGAAAGGCTTTGACGAAAACAGGCTGATGGCGTACCGTGCAGGCTGGGAGCAGGCGCAAATACTGGCAACGTACATTTTTGCGCCGCACTCTAAAAACCGCGTATCACCGCAGGAAATAATTCCCCTCCCTTGGCTTGAAAAAGCCACAAAAACAACCAAGTGGGCAACGGTTGACCCTGAATTGCTCGAAAAATTCAACAATGATGCGAACCAAGTTCTAGCAGAAAAATACGGATGGCGGTCGGAACAATAGGTAGTCTAAAAATTGAGATTGGCGCGGATATTCGCGGCCTTGAGCGTGAAATACGCAAGGCTGAACGCGCTATGCAGACTGCTACCAGCAACCTATCTGACTTGAGCCGCAAATTATCGCTTGCGGTGTCTATCCCAATTTTAGGCATAGGCGCGGGCGCGGTGAAAGCCGCCGGAGACTTGGAAGCGCTGAAACTAGCAATGAAGGCCACATTTGAAGGGGCTGGACGTAGCGCCGCTGAAGCAGCAGCAGAGGTTGAAAACTTGCGGTTGTCAGCACGTGCGCCCGGACTAGACTTTGAACAGGCTGTAAAGGCTTCAGTTCGCCTTCAGGCGGTTGGTTTTTCAGCCGAGAAAGCGCGGTTTGTAATCGAACAACTTGCAAATACGGTATCGAGTACTGGCGGCACAGCCGAGGATCTGGGCGAGGTTGTAAACCAATTTAGCCAAATGATCGGTAAGGGCAAGGTGTTCCAGGATGATCTAAAGATCATTACCGGACGCATGCCCGTTGTTGCGCGATTAATGAAGGACGCATTTGGTACTACCACCGCTGAAGGGTTAAACCAGCTTGGTGTAAGCTCCAAAGACTTCGTTGATGTAATTACAAAGAAAATGGAAGGATTGCCACGGGCTACCGGGGGCATAAGTAACGCCATTGTAAACGCGTTCAACTCGATTAAGCAGGGCGCGGCCACGCTTGGAGAAAGCCTGAACAAAACCCTTGATGTTACCGGGCGGCTCGATCAGTTTGGCGCATGGCTTGAGGGGTTGGCGACAAAATTCAATAGCCTGTCAGATACGCAACAGCGCTTTATTATTGGTGTTGGTGTGTTCGCAGCGGCTTTGGGGCCTGCATTGAAAATTGGACAAGCTTTCAGCGCTTCAGTAGTTTACACCCGTATTGTTTTCCTTGAATTGCAAAAAGCGCTGCTACTCACACAAACGGGTGGCGTTGGCGGGCTTATTGCAAAGTGGAAGGCGCTTGACCTGGCTATCAAAGCGAGCTACATTGGTATTGCTGTTTCTATCGTGGTTGCCCTTGGTACTGCTATTGCGGTACTTAGCTCCAATATGGACAAAGCAACCCGCACGGCGGCAAGTCTGGCAGAGGTTGAGAAGCAAGCAGCAGCAGCAGCAGGCGAAGAGCGGGCGGCAACGTCGGTGCTTATTGATGTTCTTAGAGATGAAAATGCAAGCCGTGTAGACAAAGAGGGAGCGCTAAAACGCTTGCAAGAAATTGCCCCAAAGTATTTCAAGGATCTAACGGTTGAAAAAGCGTCTATCGAGGCGCTGAACGTCGCTTATAGCGCGTATATAGACAGTATTTTGCGAGCAGCACGGGCGAAGAGCGCACAAGACAAGCTGATCGCCCTGGATGCTAAGGCGCAAGAAATTGCAGCTAAAAAAGCGCGTCTAAATGCGTCTGGAACAAGTTCAAACGCCGTAACGGCGGGTCTTGGTGGAACTATCGTTGCAGATATAAGCGCCAAAAATGCCAAAGACACATTCACCAAAGCAATACTTGAAGAAGAGGCCGCCCTAAATGCCGAAATGGAGGCGCTTAAAAATGTAATCCGGGTAAACACCGACTTTACAGCCAGCACGGCCACAGCCAGCGGCGCTACAAACGCAAACGCAAACGCTGTAAATGGGCTGTCTGGGTCGCTTGGAATTGCGGCAAAAAAGGCAAGCGCACTCAAAGAGGTGATGTCAGATTTGGCCGCCGAAAGAGCAAGGCAAGATTTGCTAGGCGCAAAGGATGTCGAAGAAGAAGCGAACGCTATTGAAAGCGCCTTGAAAAAGCTACTAGACGCTGGATTTGCGCCAACGTCAGCCGCCGTGCAGAATTTACGCAGTCAGCTAAAGGGGTTATTTGATGGGTCTAAGATTGAGAATTTTGCACAGTTGCCGCTACTGCCAACCCCAACAAGCGTAACGCCTGAAGGCGATTACACTCAAAAGCCTAAAGAGGTTGATGTTTCGGGAATCGAAAAATACCTGAGCTATTCAGAACAATTGGGCGCGGTAAACACGCAGTTGCAAGAGGGAATCATTGGATTTGGGCAAGCATTTGACCAAGTTGGGACACTGGTATCTGAACACGGTTCACTCATTGAGCAGGTGTTCATGGGGGTTGGTACGGCTATTTCGCAGGCCGCTTCCTCCGGCGCTGATTCATTCGCAGAACTTGGAAACGCAGCCGCAACAGCAGCCGCAAAGATAGTAAGAGCATACATTCAGCAGGGGGTGGCCGCCGCCGTCGCTAAAGCGCTCGGAGGCCTGCCATTTCCGCTGAATTTAGCCGCCGGAGCAGCGTCCGGGGGTATAGCCGCCGCTTTGTTTACCAAGGCTATTACTGCTATTGGCGTACCAAAATTCGCCAACGGTGTGAAAGACTTTGGCGGCGGTTTGGCAATGGTTGGTGAGCGAGGCCGGGAACTAGTGACACTGCCAAAGGGTAGCCAGGTTCATTCAGCACCGCAAACGGCAAAGATGCTTGGCGGCATGGGTGGTCTCAGCGTGACAGGTGAACTAAGAGCCAAAGGCACTGACTTGGTGGCTTTGGTTGAATTGACGCAAGAAAAAAACAGTCGGAAAAGATAATGGCAAAAAGGTTGACAGGGTTCGGGGTATCGCCCCACAGTGTTACGTACACGGTTGATGTCTACGACGTTGACTGGAGCGGCGCTGTGACCACTATCGACCTGGCAGCTGGCGGCATTACTATTGATTGGGATAAGGATATAGCAAACGATCCACATGCCCCGATAATTGGAAGTACGGCCACTATTTCGGCTATATTCGATGTGGACAACGCCACGCTTGAAACCTTCATGTTTGACCTTAGCACTTCAAAGGAGGGGCGTTTCTCAGTCGAAATAAGGTCAACAGGAACTTATGCGGTGGTGTGGCGCGGGGTACTTACGCCCGACGTGTCAAACGAAATAGACGAGGGTTCGCGGTACAGCGTTACCATGTCTGCTGTTTGCGGTTTGGCGATGCTCAAAAGCAAGCCATATCTATCAAATGCGGGCGTTATTCAAACTGGCTCACCCGTTATAGTAGGCCATTTGACTGGCGTACTAAAGCGCATTCCGCACATAGCGTTTTGGGGCGCTGGTGATGCGATCCTAGAAACCAGCGTGGATTGGTGGGCAGAAACCATGACCACCGGGGGCGCAAACGACGCAATGGCGCAAGCGCGGTTAGACCATGCAACGTTTTACCGATTCCACACTAAAGGAAGCGCTGATGATGATGTTTTAACCTGTTATGATGTGTTGGCAAATATCGCCACCGCATTTGGGTGTCGCGTTTACCAGCTCGGAGGCGTATTCAGGTTTGAGCAAATAGACTACCGCCGTAATGCGTCGTACTTGTATCGCAGGTACAGCAAGGATGGCGGCTACCTATCAAACGGCACTAGGTCAGGGGTTAACACCATCGACCAAACAAGCAGCGGCGCGAAGCTGTCATTTGTCGAGTATGACTGGTTGCCCCAAATCTCAAAGGCGCGGGTGACGTATAACGCCAATTTGCGCCGCAATTTCTGGCAAAACATATTCTTGTCGCAAGGCAATCAATTCCACTTTGACCAAGCCATTGACGCTAATTCAGGCACTACCACCTTCCGCATTCGCGGCGTGTTTTTTGTCAATGTCAAAAACATATCATACGCCGGGGCGCAAGACGCGATCCTTGGTGAAATGCGTCTTTATTTGAAGGTTGGTAGTAACTACCTGGAGCGCAATGTTACTTACTCAAACTTTAGCGCTCACTACACAGACGCGACATGGAGCGCAAGCCCAAGCGCATCGTGCAGTATTGTCACTGCCACTAACTCTGTGCCTCCTATTGGGGTCACAATGTCACTGATAGCGCCGTTTGATTTTATCACGCCGCCACTACCTTCGGCCGGGCTTGACAATGTGCTGGAGGCAAGTTTTTTCCAGTTAAAAAAGAATACCGGGCTTGACGTTGATGAGTCGTTTTTTTCTATCACATGGAGTTCTGGCAGCTTATGGATGGAAGTTTACGACGGTGGAACGCCAGACGCTCAAGAAGACCAAATATTATACGAATCTGTCAACCCTGACGGCGGCTCAAACGTATGGGAGGCTGTCACACGGTTGGGCGGCGGCAATAACAACTATTTGGGGCGGCTATCCAGCACCGGGGGTTATAATTACCAGCATTGGGCGCAAGGTGTCGCCTCGCCTACTTTACTACTTGGTACGCTACTGGCAAAGACGGTGGTTGACGGTCACTTTAGGCCAATGAAGCGAATGCACGGCGCTTTGTACGGCTCGCTCGATCCGATGAAGTTGGTTGTTACCAGCGACGGCCTAAACTGGCTACCTGACAAACTTACGTGGAGTTTAACAGATGATACACTGTCAGGCCGCTGGCGTGAAGTCGAATATGGCACGGCGGGGTCTTCGCCTTCGCCAACAAAAATAAAACTGGTTGGAAACCCGGCGGCTGTGCCGTTGGATTTACCACCCGTGCTTGTTAACCCATCCACAAATGGCAATCCGGGCTTTGCGGTAAACCCGCCGCCCACGGTGCTTGCTCCGGTGTCTTACAACGCCATTAGCACAGCCATTGTAAAGGGCGCGGCAATTACAAGCATAGCCCTTGAAATACCCTCAGAGGGTGACGAATTTCTAGCAGGTGACGGCGTGACATTGGTCAACCCAATATCCGGGCAATACCAAACCTTTGAAATTAGCACCCCGCCTGTACTTGGTGCAACATCACTCAGCGTCGTTTCTCAAGTGGCGGCATTTGACGCGCCAGTAGGGTCTTACCTGGTTGTAAAACAAAAAGCTTTTAGCTTCAAATTGCCAGATGCTAACCAGGGTGAAATACTGCGATTTAATTCGGTGACAGGGATTTGGGAGGCTTATGCCGGGGCAACAGACGGCCACGTGTTGACATGGGATGTTACAAACGGATGGCAAGCTGAAGCAGGCGGCGGCGGTGGTGGATACACAGACGAGCAAGCGCAAGACGCTGTGGGGTCAATCCTTGTAGATACGGCTACAATTGACTTTACCTACAATGGCGCAACGCCCAATATTACAGCAGACGTAAAGGATGATTCCATCACATTTGCGAAGCTCCAAAATATAAACGAAAATAGGCTTTTGGGTCGTGACACGGCCACAGCTGGCAATGTTGAAGAGATTGCATTGAACGCGACCCTTGTATTTGATGGAGCGCTAAACCTTGGACGCGCCGCGCTTACGGGCGACGTAACCGCCGGGGCTGGAAGCAATGCTACTGCAATTGCAAATGGGGTGGTATCAAACGCGAAGTTGGCGAATATGCCCGCCAACACAATAAAGGGTAACAACACAGGGGCGGCGGCTGTGCCGCTTGACTTGACAGTTGCGCAAGTTAAGGCGCTATTGGGCGGCTTAATTGATGGGGCGGGCGTTGCCAATCGCCTTGCCTATTGGACGGACGCTGATTCTCTGGCGAGTGATGCCGCGTTTTTTATAGATGCTGTAAACGACCGTATGACCATTTTGGCCGCAACGGTTGGCACGGGTGCAAACAACGCATGGCTAAACCTGAATGCAAGCGGGGCGCTTGTAGGCACAGCAGAGGCTTTGCGCGCAAGCGGCACTCTATCCACTGAGTTGGCAATTGTGATCGCCAATGCCAGAAACCTTAGCAACACAGGATCTACAAAGCTGGCTATTGAAGTCGGTGGCACGGCTGCCGATGATCCCTATATTTTATTTGTGATACCAGGCGGCACTAATTACGCCATAGGTACGGACAACAGCGACGCAGATAAATTCAAGATAACCCCAGGCGGCACAAAACCGGGCAGCGTAGCGAATAAAGGGCTTACCGCCACCACAGATGCCGCGACGCTTTTCGGTATCAACCTGGACGCACCTAAGCACCCGATGGACGTAACGGGGCGCGTTCGCTCATCTACTGGCTTTATTGGCAAGGGCAACCAGTGGGCGGCGGGAAACATTGCCTTTGGTACAGGTGCGGGGACAGCCCCAACAGTCAACAGCATCAATGGGTCTGACAACTTTTTTGCCATCACATTCACCACTGGCACAGCGCCAACAGCTGACGGCGTGATTTTTACCGCGACCTATCCAAACGCGTGGCCGGCCTCTTCGGGCTTTAGCTACCCGGTTTTTTCTGCGAGCAACAAGCAGGCGGCAGCAGATATAACAAAGGTTCGCACCGCATCAAACACACACCCATCTTTTCAATTCAAAAATGAAAACGGGGCGCTTGCGGCGTCAACCGCATACGCCTTTGTATTTCACATTGGCAGTTACGACACCTAGACCATGATAACAGCAGATAAACCCTTTGTATTTATCGAAGGCAGTAAAATAACATACGATGTGGCGGTGCAAACACCGTATCGATACGACCCAATAAACGCCGTGTTTCACGTGGAGGTTAGGGGCGAAGATGCCAGCACAGGAGACTATGTGTATTCGCACAGCCTAATTCTTGAGAAATCTGCCGTTGACGGCGAAACCGCATTTGGGTCGAACCCGTCAGATGAAACCTACTCGCAAGTTGAAAAACAAGTGCGGCTATACCTTGAAAGTTTGACCGAAAACAGTACAGTAACATTTAGCTAATACGACTTTAAAACACATGAGGCACGCCGTTTTTGTAATACTCTTAGCGTTCACCTGCTCCGGTGTGGTGGCGCAAAACAATATCGCGTTTAGCGCAGGTGTTGCGTACACCAACGGCGTGCCTACATTCATTCCAGGCGCACGCGGTTCGCGCATTGCTGTTGATACCGTTACAATGCTCTGGTATGAATCGCTAAACCCATCAACTGCTCAATGGATTCAAAGCGGCTATAAAGTCCAGCCAATCGCAGGATGCGCGACCCCTGCCTACATCCCAAACAAACACCAAAGTCCGCTTGTGATTAACGCTTGTTCGCCCGCTGAAATTTATCAGCATGAAGGCGGCGGCGTGTGGGCGTGTTTGAATTGTGGCGGCGGCGGTGGTGGCTCAATCGTAACCGACGCAACGCTTACCGGGTCTGGCACAAGCGGAAACCCGCTTTCTATTGCCTCGCAGTCAGCAAGCGCCGCGCAAGTGCTTACCTGGAGCGGCACAGCTTGGATACCGTCATGGGGCAACCCTTATACCTATGTGACGGCCACAAGCTCAGTTACCACGGCGGTAAACACGATTTTAGTAGGCACGCTATCGGCAAACATCACCATCGGGCTACCAACGTGCAGCCTGATAAATGATTCCAAAGAATTTGAGATAAAAAAGAACGGCGCTGACAACTTTGGCGTAACGGTTGACCCCGCTGGCACTGAGCTATTTGCCGACGGTGCAGCCACAAAGACAATTTACAACAACCTCAACATAAACTGCGTATGCCGATTTTCAGGCGGCACAGGTACATGGTATTTCACAAATTTCTAGACATGAAAAAACTACTTTTATTTGCCGCATTGTTCGCCTTTTTGGCAACGGCACAGGCGCAAACGCCTAGCATCACCGACAACTCGCTGCTCAAGTTTGTTGAGGGTAACAACTCCTGGAGCGCCACGGCGTTGGCTTTCAAAACCTACATGGCCTCCGGTGGCGGCACTGTTACCAGCTTTAGCGCGGGCGACCTTGCGCCGCTGTTCACATCAACGGTGACCAACCCAACCACCACGCCAAACCACGCCTTTACGCTTACAAGCGCAGCGGCAAACACTTGGTTTGGTAACGCCACAGCGGGCGCACTCGCACCGTCGTACAATGCCGCCGGGGCGCTCACAAAAACAGATGACGCAAACGTCACCCTTACGCTTGGTGGTACGCCTGCTTCTTCGCTCTTAAAGTCGGTATCCATGACTTTGGGATGGACTGGCACACTTTCAGCAGCGCGGGGCGGCACAGGTTTAGGCAGCGTGGGCGGCGACGTGACGCTATTGGGATCGAATGGCAGTGCGAATATTTACTACACGCCCGCTATCACCAACCTATCAGCGGCCATTGCTTACAGCAGAGCAGGTACGACGCTAAACCTGAACATACCAGATGCAGACGCATCCTTTAGAGGCACGGTATCTACCACAACCCAAACTTTTGCCGGAAATAAAACATTCACCGGAACAGTAACAGCCACCGGGCTTGTAACGGGCAACGGAGGCATTAAGGGCGTAGCCACGGCCACAGATGCAGCCTTGAACGCGGCGGGTGTTGAGGATGGCGACTATGCGGTCACAACGGCAAGCTTGACCCTTGACCAAACGCACAATACGATTGCGGTTGGTACGCTCACAGCGAATATAACACTGACACTACCAGCGTGTAACGCAACGCACGACGGTTGGGAGTACAATGTGATTAAAACAGGTTCAGACACTTTCGCGGTGATTTTAGACCCGAACGGCGCTGAAACTTTTTACGACAGTGCGGCAACAAAATCTATTTACAGCCAGGGGAACGGCGCTACGTGCAAGTGTCGTAGCTCATCTACTTCATGGTTTTACCAAACAAATTAAGATATGCGGATTTACACAGCAATACTATTTGCGGTGTTTGCGCACGTCTTATCTGCGCAACCTGCGCTTACAAACTCAACAACGGTTAAAGCGGTTGATGGTAACAGCTTCTTAACCTTCAATCTGTCAACCCTTACCGACTTCCTGTTGCCAGGCGGGGTGACCGAACTAGCGCAAGACGCGGTGGGTGGCATCATGGTTGATGGCAACACAGTAAACTTCACCTACTCGGACGTAACCCCGCAAATTACAGCGGAGGTGTTGACCCAAATGTCATTAACCTCAGACGGGTCTGGGGTGAAGCTGTCCGGTGACTTAGCCAGTCCGGGCAATGATATGCTTTACGGTACAAATGCCAGTGGCGTTAAAGGGTGGTATGTACAACCCGGCGGCGGCGGTGGTGGCGGCTCAGTGGCAACAGATGGTATTTGGGATGTAAAGGGCGACATGGCCATAGGCACGGGCGCAAACACAGCCGCCCGGCTACCAGTAGGCAGCGCCGGGCAAACACTCTACGTTGAGTCGCCCACGTCAACCGGGTTGCGTTGGGGCGCAAAGACAATCACCCCGACAACCATAACGGCAGATGAAGACAATTATAGCCCGCCAGAGTTTGACATTGCCAGGTACATACGCATATCCGGCGACAATGGGTTTTGGGCAATAACAAGCTTTGCGGCGGGCGCAAGTGGTGACGAAAAAGTATTTATCAATGTCGGTGACTACCCTGTTTATTTTCCAGGCGAACACCCGGACGGCACAGCAGCGAACCGACTTTATTTAGGTTCTGATTACATTTTATTCCCGAAGTCGGCTATAACGTTTGTTTATGATGCCACACTAACCCGGTGGGTGGCCACTAACAACAACGTTAATGCGCGCGCATTTGAAGGGCTTTTTTACCGAATGCGGCCATCGTCGGTAACATTAGCTGACATTGCCGAGTGGACGGTTCTAACAACAGGCACGGCTGCATCTACAACAACAGTTGTCGGGGGGACACACCCCGGCGGGGTGGCAATGAACACCGGATCGACATCCACAGGGGCGGTTAATATCTACTTCGCAAAAACCCTGATAAGCCCAGGGTCGTTCAACAACGCGCATATGTACGCGGTGTGGAAAATGAGCGTGCCAACGCTGTCTGACGGCACTCAGTCGTATACAGCGGCATTTACCATTACAAACCAACCTAACTCACTCGCTTTAAATGCGAACAGCAGTGGGGGCATCAGGTACACACACTCCACTTTTGGCGGGAACTTTGAACTATTTACGCGCAGCGCAGGCGGTGCTGAAACGTCGGTTGACTCGGGCGTTACCGTGTCTACATTCACAGTATACACACTACGAATTGAAGTATCTAAAACAAATGATGAATTTAGATACTACATCAACGATGTTTTTGTCGGGCGAATAAACACCAATATGCCAGGATCTGTGGCCGCTGGCTGCGAAGCCACTGTTGTAAAAAGCGCAGGCACAGGCACGCGAACAGTGAACATACACTCCGGTGACTTTGGAATCATATTCCCTTAATCAAACTATCTTTTTTCAGCATATCAAAACACACATCCAAAATGGAAGAGTACGACATCGAACCAACCGACCCAATCCTACAACAGTCAGATACCACGGACAACAGCACACCGGGCGCAACGCAAGAAGCAGCGGGCGTGTTTGATCTGTCCGAGGTCATTGAAGAAGTATCCGAAAAACTGGAAATGTCCAGCGACGGCGTGCGCCTTGTTCTTGAGGCGGCGTTAACCACGCTCAAAGTGCGCATTTCAACCCTTGGCCACGTGCAGTTGCACAACTTTGGCTCATTCCATGTGCAGCGCCTTGCAGCCCGCGCAGGTATAGATCCACAGGGTGAATCGTACAGCGTGGGCGAACGCGTAACGGTTGAGTTTAACCCGTTCGCAGATTTCCGGGCGGTGCTGACTGAGAAACAGGGCTTGCCCGCAATTTCGTAGCCAAAACTTAAACACAATGGCAAATGACAATTACAATGCCGCAACGCGGCGAAGTACGCCGCTGGATGCTTTGGCTAATGGGGCTGGCCATAGTGGCGCTGTTCTCAGCGCTACTATGGCAAGACCACGAACACCGCGAAGATCTAAAGGCAGTGAACTCCGAACTAACGACTTGCCAGAAGGAACGCGTATCGGCGGAGGCCGGTTATCGGCGGGAAACAACACAGCTTTACCAGGAAGTCCAGGCATTCCGGGAGGAGATCTACCAAATGGCAATGAAGCAAAAACGAGCGCAAAGGCGCAGGTAACATTCGACTGGCAAAGTGTTGCTTTCTGGCTGGTTGTTGCCTGGGCAATGATTATGTTTTTGCGCATTTGCCTGACTAGTCACGACACAACAGTGGGCTACACAGCGCCCATGTATCACAACTTACACACCCCGACGGCCTCGGATGTTCGGGAGTCACTACGCGTAGGCAGAGCTGAGTTGATGCAACTGCAATACCGCCCACCGCAAAAACGCATCATTTTAGAATCTCAACACCCGTTCAGGGTTGACTATTAATTTTAAACCACACAATTTAAAAACATGGAAAATAAAAAATTTTGGCAAGGCACAAACTTTTGGTTTGCTGCAATTATGTTTATCTTGTCTTTTGTAGGCGGGAGTGAACAACTTGGAATGCAAATTGCCTCTGTTGTTGTTGGCATCATCGGCTCAGCTGGCACGCTGAGACAGTTTTTGCCTAACGCGAAGTTCAGAGGGATTAAGGCCACGTTGGGCGAGGTTAATACCTGGAACTACCTTACAGCATCTTCCTTACTCATATTGCCACAAGCGGGCGAATTAATCCCTGCTTTGCGGGGTCTATACGACGCGCTGATTATGAGTAACTGGGGTTTGGTTATTACACGGGGTGTTACTCTATTGACCATTGTGTTCTACCTTGTAAAAAAGAAATAGCATCACGCTGTCATTGTATAATTATAAAGCCCCCCTTGCAAACGAGCGAGGGGGGCTTTTTTTTGACTATTATTTTGAGGTGGTGAATTATCCTCTTTTTACCCCAAAGTCAGACTTGCGCAACTTGCACATTCTATCGTCTGATTTGTGGTGGAACACAATGCCTTCAATGTCATTGCTAGGATCAGACAGGTAGTCCTTAAGTGTTTCAAATTCCAGCCCAGGCAGATCTAACACGGTAGCCCCATGCCTTACTAATTGATGGCCTGTTATCTTTTCGGGATTGCCCTGTATTTTTTCACCAATAAGCTCATACGTCCCCTCTTCCGCCACCAAATCGCGCAGGTTTTGGATAGCTTCAAAAAAGTATTTATCAGCAGGGTCGCCAGAGTTGCAGAGCAGCCAATGCGGGTGATGCCCGGTGATTGGGTCTGGTTCTTGACATGGGATTGCGCCGTTAGGAATTTCCCTGCCTTTTTTTACGTCGTATCGCCTGTATATTAACCCATTTATAATGGCCGCTGCTGTGCCGTCGTACTTCCTTGTTGGTATCCCTTCGCCATCTAACACCCATTGATTTTCAGGGTTAATTTCGTTAATAACCAATGCTAGGTTTTCTGGATTCTTTTTGAATAGTGTGCTTATTTTTTTCATTACCCTACGTGATTATTCTGGTTAAAGGTATAGTGATTGTGAATAATTGTCGTGGCTTTCGGCTTGGAATTTCCCCCGCCCCCAAAGAAGCTGGACACCACCACCAACAGCGCCCCGCACCCAACGCCCCAACCGATAAACGCATTTGCTGCGCCGCTGGCAACAACGGTAAAAATTCCGGCACTGATAGACACAAAGATTGAAACAACGCCAACAGCCACAAGTTTACGGGCTGTGTCGCGTGGCAATAGGCTGCCTGAATCTTCAACACGGCGCGGCGCTTGCGGCACGTATGGGGCAACGTCGCTGCGCTTGTCGCGCCCGTTGAAATACTCAACCAATTCGTTGCCCGTGTACGGCTCTCGATTTAGCATTTGATGTTGTCCGTTCATGTTGTGATGTATTGACGGTTGATGTAATAATTGTCTACAAGCGCTTGTTCATACGCGGACAAAGGCGGGGCTTTGTACCGGACAACTTTTTTGGGCTTCGCCTTTTTTGTCCGCTTCGCGGGGGTTGCTTTGCGGACAACCGCCGGGGCGTGGCGCTTATACCATCCCATGCTTTGCGTCATATAGACGGGCGCAAAAACACACGCCAACAAGACAATGCGAAACACTACGTCGAATGATTCCTGATGGCTCATTTTTCTGGGTCATTAAAGTCAGATGAATTCGGACTCCAGTTTTTGATCTTGCCATTATCATCGACCTGCATTATGATGTAGTCGCCGTACCCGTCTCCACCAGGACAAAGTGTGTCAGGAACATAAACATTGTCTACTACCTTTACTGCTGCTCCGGATTTATCTCGCAATATATAACCACACTCGTCACACACTTTGTAGTGAATGTCTGCGGTTTTACCTAGCTCCCAATTTATAATAACCCCTGTGTCGACATTGATTTCTGGCCGCCAAGTGTCGCCGTCACGGCACGGTATTAGGTCGCCATTTACATCTTCGACACCATTTACTGAGGCGCTCTCCCAATATCTAGGAGTGGCCACTACGCTTATGGCGCTAATTTCTACTTGACTTGTTGTGACTATTTCAATTTTCATTTTGAAAGTATTTAAACGGTGAATAAGTAGCTCATTTCTTAGCTTGTTGTTTTACAGATACAATCACCCAATAGGCGAACACTACTCCGAATATTGTCTCTAAAGCTATCATGCGGTTGCGGTTTTTTGGTTTCCAAATATTCGCCCGGCATCTTCTTTTATCCAGGCAGCTTTCGTTTGTCGCCATTGTTCGCGGCGTTGGGTCACCTCAAGCCAAACAGTGTCCTGCCATTGTGCGTGGTTGGTGCTTGTGACTTGCCCAAGTAGCGGCACGTGTACACGGTACACGTATACCCAAACATCACCGTCGCGCAAAAACGCGTTACCATGTTCGCGCAATCTTTTGCGAGCTTCAGCGGCTCGCGCCTCAACGGTTTCATCAAATGCGTGTTCGCTTATAAACACCAACGGCTCGCGCCTGGTTGCCCACTCTAGCGCCTCAGCGTCGTCGAGTTTGCGGCTGTATGAGCGGTAAATAAATACCCCTATGCCGATTGCAAGTACTAAATAAATAAGCTCCATTGTATTGATTTTTTTATGATTAAACGTTCCCCCTATCCCCTTCCCCCGCCTTCCCCCTACTAAAATAGGGGCCTTTCGGTAGTGGGGGAGGGGGTGTGAATGTTGTGGCGAAAGCCTGAAATTACATCCTTTGCTGTCTCTATTCCTATTCCAGACGCGGCGGCAAGCTCTACTTTGTCGCACGTTGGCCGGCCTGCAAAGAACACCTTTGCTTTGTGGTAGGCTATATTGCCAGGGTCTAAGCCTTTTTTCTTGAGCCACGCAATATCAGCGGGCGTTAACTCAGACGGTATGTTTACCCCTGCAAATGGGTCTTTGTCTACAAACTCAACCGTACCATCATCGAAGTTTATACGCACCCTGTCATTCACGTTTGATTTTCGTTTGCTGCCTACCAATTCCCCGTGGAAGTTTGGGGGGTACGCAATGGCCTCAGTGAACCGCAAAGGATCGGGCGGCTTTGGCGCTGCAACAGACGCAATGGCATTGCCTATTGTTGATATGACATTGAATAGATTCATTTTCGCAAGTGATAAACAGGCACAGCCGCAATAGAAGCGATGCCAGCAGCCATAAACAAAGAAAGGAGTAGTGCTGTGCCTTCATATGAACTATTCACCATGCCCGCAACCATATTTAAAAACGGCGTTGGCGCTACAAATACGCCCTTATCCAGCCCCGTCATACCACCAAAGAACCCGGCGGCATTGCAAAACACTTCAATAGCTATCACACCATAGGCCACAGCGCCACCAGCTTTGCCCACGTTCGCACCAATCAACAGAAACGGGGCAATGGTAAGCGCGGCGGTTACAATCGCCGCTTGCACCTCATTTCCCTTTATAGCGTGAAACACGCCGTACATATTCGGCACGGTGCAACCAAGTGAAAGCAGCAAGCAAGCCCACAGCAGCACCCGGCGTGTGCCTGGTATCGCCACTTGCACAGGCTTTGCAGCACTTTGTTTTTGTGGCGTTGGGGTCGTTGGTGGCACTACCCTTTCAGGCGTTGGGGTCGGTGTTTGTTTTACACCCTTCGCCCCAAACAGGGCTGCAAACTCCGCGTCCGTTGGTACGTGTGTGCGGACAAACGGCGTACCGAATTTCCGCGCCCATTGTCTGCCGACGGCTTCAATTGTCCGTCCGTGCTGTCCGCACAGTTCGGCAATTGTTTGTCCGCTTGTCTGGTTGTCCGTTGTATTGCTCATTGCACCCATTGTGTCCTTTTGTCCGGCGGGTTTGTCCGCTGTCCGTTTGTCCGCACAAATGTATGTATTAAACAAATGTAATACAATAGGGTAAGCAAAAAAAATGTAGAAATATTTTGTAGTACACGCCATACCTTTGGCGCATGAATGAAAAACGACTTACGCCCAATGAGGCTTGGAAAGAATTCTTTGAAGAAATAAAGAAAAGCCCGGAGTGGGCTACGTTTGATCGGGCGCAGCGGCAGCGCATCTACTCAATGGATGCGCGGTATCGCAAGGGAGGCTTAGGGATTAGGTCAATAAAAAACAACCTGGCGAAGTTCGCACCAGGTCGTTACGTGCTCCATGAAGGAGAGCCGTTTTTTACGCGGGGTTAGTTAACTCGCACAACAATTCTGGGTTTTGAAATAAATTGCCAACCACCTCCATTTCTGACCAATCAACAGCTTTGCTAGAATAGCGGCTATTTACTACAAACCCGCATTTTTCAGTGTCGTAGGTAACAAGCCCTATCCTTTCAACGCCAACCCGAGTCCACTCTTTTTGGGTGAATTTTACAAAGAAATTTTCGTATATTTCTACACCGTTTTTATCTTTCTTGCCAATGTATTCAAGTGGAATTATAACGCCTTCGTCAGCTTCAAATTGAATACAGTCAATTTTTTCGTCAAAGCACCTTAACGCATTCCTGTTTTCAATAAAGCCGTTAATCCTTTTAGACCATACTTTAAATTTTATTTCTCTCATTTTACTGCTTGTTTTGCAAAGGGGTGAAAATATACAATACACATCCAAGTAATCCCTAATCCTTTCGGCTTGTTCCTGAGATAGCCCAACCCAAATACACTCAATCGATCCAATGGCCACCGCTTCGATATGTGGTGGCAATTCATCTGGTATGTTTTCACAATACCAAAACCACCATAGATCGCAATGAGCTTGCTGGGTTGCACCCCGGAACGTGATACCTAGTCGCTTTATATCGACAACCGGATGGTATCTCCAACGCTCTCCACCTCTGTTGATCAGGTTGTACTTTAAATGCGTTGCCATTGTTCTTGTTTTTTACACAGGGTTAGTTAACGCAAAAATCCATTACGTCTTGCGAGGCATAAAACTCACCAGCGGAGTTAATCTTGTGATCCCGTTGAGCATAGCCAATATCTTCGATAGACACGTCTTGACCACCGTCATCATTGCGAACGATCTTAACCGGGCGTGTGTTGTTGGATTTAACCCATTTGTTGTCACGTCCAAATTTGCCGATAAAACACCGCCCATTTGCGTCAATTCTTGCGATTAGTTTCATAAGTAATCAATATCTTTTAAACTATACCCCGTGCCGGCCATCTCATTGATAATTTCCAGCACTCGAATGAGATTCTTTGTTTCTGGATTCCCCCGCGCAAATAGCCCGTACATGGATTTTGCAGAGACTTTATGCCCTGCTTTTGCAGATACGGCGGCTGCCAGCGCTTCCATGCTTATGCCGTGTTGTTTTACAAGCGCAAGCAGGTTGGTCGTTACTGCTTTGGATTTATCCATGATCGGGGAAATGGCCTGCGAGGACTTCTTTGATAAAATCGGCATTGAAGCCGTGTAATAGCCCAAGGTGCTTTCGGTTTGTACTTTCTTCGATTGCCACTAGTTTGGCATTCAAATCAACCAGTGATTCATTGGTTAGGCTATCTGGAACTTGAATAATTGCGTACTCAGTGCCACAATTCCAGTTTGCGCCGCACAGTTGGGTAGTATCACCGTCGTAATCTCCGCAAAGGATTTGGTGGTTCAGGTTGAGCATAGCCCGGCGGTTGCTATTATCGTATGGCAACCATAGCGTATTGATGCCTTCAACTTGAGGGACGCCTTTGCCGTCGTATTTTGAAAGCACCTCAGCGTACTCTTGCAAGGTCGTTGCGTGGAGGGTGGTTTGTGATTTTATTGTTGCGTCGTTCATGGTGTGGTTATTTAGCTTCTTGAAATGATCTGTCAATTAATCCTAAACCTCGCACGCGGAGGCTGACCACGAGTTAGGGACACGTATTTCCCCGGTTACATCAAACATGGTGCTGTATTGCACGATGCCCATGTATTCGCCTTTCTTATTGAATAACTCAGCAGCGTTCGGATGATAAACTTCAGTTTTTTCCTTTTCGTACAAATAGCTCAGCCCATTCTCAAGCCGTGCGGCGTTTTTTATTTTTAATGTTTCACCGCGCCCCGTGCGGAGGTATAACTCAGCCTCCTTTACGGTGCGCATAAACTTGCCCTGCTTAGGGGCATATGTTCCAACTATGTATGTAATTTTGGCCTTTTCGTCTGGCGACAAAACCGAAAAGACTGGCTTTTTGCCATCGTTGGCAAATTTTAGATTGTAGTATTTTTCCAATTTGTCCATGACTTTAATTTTAAAGTGAACTAATAACCTCCCAACCAATCAACACCTCCAAAGCTGTCACCGCCCAAAGCACGACAAACATGATATGCGCCGGGAACAGGAACGTTTCAGAATGCCCGTCGCCTTTGTAGAACTTTCGCCGCAACCCGCCAAATAATTCGTGCAAGCCCTGTTCTATGTGCCAGGCAAAGGGAAGCACTGCAAAAGCTATTGGAATGGCGAAGCCGGGGGCGGCTTTACTGACGGAGCTACGGCGCTTGCCAATTCCTGCACCGCTGCCAGTGTACCCGATTTTCACGTACCAAATCGATGGTATGAAAATCATTAGGTAGACAATTCCGATTCCTAGGAAATTGAAGGTTGGAAGGGTGAATTTGCGTTTCATGGTAAGGCTAGTCAAAATCTTCGATGTTAAAAAGCTCCGGGTTTTCACAGATATTGCCAATAACTTGCAAGTCGTCCCAACGGACAAACACTGATAAGGCAAAGCCTTTCTTTCCAAGTTGGACAGGCACGAAGCCCACAAATTCAGGGTCAATCCGTTTTTTAACTACAAAGAGTTTGTCTGAGTTTGTTTTAATTCCACGACAAATATCTCCCTCGTAAAACGTTTTGTCACCTACGTCGAAGCGCTCCATAAAAAATCCTTCACCGTCTCCTATTCTTTTGTATACTCCATCGGTGTATCGAAGGGCGTGGCCACTGTCAAAGCGGATAACCTCGGCCATTTTGGAGTTGTACCAGCATCTGTATTGTGCCATATCGTTCTTTTTTTTGGGGCGGCATCACACCGCCCCGTTTTTCAATGTTAAATTGTGAGGTCAAAAGGGCAAATCCGAAAAGTCCTCTGCTCCGTTAGGGGCTTCGATTATGGAGATTGCCGCTTGCGCTGGAGCTGGCGAATATTCGTCAACCACGGAATCAGCGTCCACGTCTTCACGCTGGAATGGGAATTTGTAGTTACCTTTCAAATTCTGGTAAATATCCTTGCATAGCTCAATTTCTGCTTCTGTCAGGTTGCCGCCGCCGCTAGGGTTTTCTGCTGCGCAAGCCGTCAATGAATTGTAAGTGAATGGCAGCACGTTAGGCTGCTTCAAAAGGAAGCGCTGCAAGCCAACCAGGCGCGAATCCCAGTATTTGTATTCTGCGCTTTGATCCCATTCGGTTTCGCCCTTTGCGTTCTTTTTCTGAACCCACTCAAGGCCATTCTTTTGGGCGAAGTCGCGGTATTCGCTGAACGGTATTTCAGGCGAGATGTCTTGGAACATAAGCGATGAAGCCCAGCGCACTTTGCCCTGATCACTTGTCTTGATTTTGCCGCTTGTGTCGGTAGCCTCGCGCACCCAGTAGTTCGCGTTGATAAAATGCGTTGCAACTTCTGCCTTTAACCCCGCCAAGTGGTTGACAACCTGGCGAAGCGTTACCACATCGTAAGGGATGCTGATACGGTGCGCTGCCTTTTCTGTTTCAAAAATCAGCACCAGCTTTGTCCCAAAGTCAGTACCCTGTTTGTCGATCCAGCGAAGGTTGCCGCGAACTGACGTGACCTCTTTTTGGTAGAAATCCCACTCAACACCAGCAGCATTTTTGCCTTGGTATCTGAAAGCGCCCGGCGTTGAAGCCGCTACTTTTGTGGCAAACACTCCGGTGTACTTGTCTTGAATTGGGTTAAGCGACTTGTCGCGTTGCGGGACGCGCTTGGCATCCCAAAAAATTACAGGTTTCATCTTAATATAGTTAAGTGTAAAAAAAATCTTTTTAGACGCGCATTGCTCTTGTTACTTACCTGTTCTTACTTGTGGAATAAACGGGAGTGGTTGAGGGATCACCGTTTTACTTCGGTTGCGATTTTCGTGCAACCATTTTGCTTTTTGTTCTGGCTTGTGGCCAAATAGCCCCCAGTGTACCTGGTTGTCTTGCGCCTTTCCCCAAAAAGATCCTTTGTGGTTGCGAAGTCCTGGCGGCGGCGCTGGACAAACCAGCCGCCATACATAGTCTGCTAGCCTGCGCTTTGCGCTCATTTCGAGCGGCTCAAATTCGAGCAAGTCTATCATTTCAATTGCCTCGGAGTTGCCAGCGGCTAAGTGCCTAAATTCTTCAAAAATATTCATTGGGTTTGGGTTGGGTTTAAAGTTCAAACATGGTTACAGCGAGAGGCACTTCCTTCGCATTGTCCGCTGGCACAGCCTCGACAACCACCACGGGCGACGCGCCGGGTATTGCCTCTTTTATGGCTTCGACATTGCGCTGCGTGGAGCGCTTGCCACCATTGAAGTGGTTATAATAGTCTGATTCAAAAGGAAGTGTTACAGCGGCTTGCGCTTGTTCGCTGTCGCTATACTGACAAGCTGCGGTCAGTGTCTCGTCCATGAACTTGTGAAACTCCTTGCGGTAGCCAATATCCTTGCGTTTGCTGTCCGGCACGGTGGTAGGAACTTCCACGCCATCAACATACACCTCTAACAATTCCCGATCTTCAAACGATTCGCCTAGTTCCTCATCGTAGTGGCTTACCAAGCCAACTACTCCAGTTATTTCAATTTGAATTTCGTCAAGTGAAGGGTGAACCGGATTAATCAAAATCCAGGCTCTAAACTTTTTCAGGTGCTGTGCGGTGGGCTTGTTCATTGTGTATCTTTTTAAATGTAGGGCAAAGATACAATGTTTAAACTTATTGCGCAATTAATTGCAACAAATATTTACAAAAAAAACATAAAAAAACCAGTTACGAGACGTAACTGGTTGTAAATCAATGGAGGGAGATTAAAAGATTGTAGCCTACTTTGTAGTGATTAACTTCTTTAGAGCCTTTCCAACGCGACTCGCCACCAATAAAGTGCGAAGCTCTGCTGTTTTTGTTTTTGTTTGCGCTGCCTTTGCTTCAATAAGTTGCAATAAGTGCGCCGCCGCTGTGGCGATAGCGGCGTTTGTCTCGACTTGTCTTTTAGAGTCCCCCATAATCATTACGGTTTTAAATTGATTAATACTGCTTGCAATTTACGGCTTTGATTGCGACTTTAAAAATTCTATCAAAGCTTTTTGCGCCTCAATTGCAGTTTTTTGTGCGCCACCCCTGTCGGATGAGATTTCCTCAATGATTTGCTTAAAATATGCCTTCATTTCGCTGATTTCGTGCTTTAGTTCATCCAATGCGTTGGCCTCTTCAATCGCGCCCTCCTCGTAAACCGCCCTGAATCCAGGGTACACCTCCTCGAATTTATCTATCCATTGTTCACTTGGTATTGTCTTACCAGATCGCCAAGTGTTGAGGACTCCAAGGGTTGTGCCGACGGCGACCGCCTGCTGCTTCATGTCAATGCCATAGTGGTCTTTGACCCAGTTGGTCGCCCTTCTTCCCGGGCTGATAGCTTTTTTTACAGGTGTGGTTTTGCTTATTGTCATTGCATTAAATATTAAAATTAAATAAATGTAGAAATAAGTTGCGCAATAAGTTGCAACATATATTTACGGGGCTTATCTTTGCAGCGACAAGTTTAAACATAACTTGCAGAACAAAAAACAAATGTCGCTAAAATGACAATTAAATACCATTTGTATGAGTAACACTAAAGAGCAGATTCCAAGTGCTGCACCCCCCACGGAGCAGAAAAAAAGAGGACGAAAGTCGTTCCACGACGAAGAGAAGATCACCCACCGGATTTCGGTCGGCCTTCGCAAGTCAGAATTTGACCTTTTGAAGAAGCAGCAAAGAGCCGCCGGGGTCACAGACAATTCAGCGTTTTGTCGCTCCCTGGTAGTTGGAGCGCTTGGAAACCAAGACTAAAGAACTAAGGTAATTGGGTTTGAATGGGTAGGGGCGTGTCACAATTGACGGTTTGTGAGGACAAATTCCGGGTTGCCCCCGGGCGCTCCGCAAAACTTTTCATGAGATCAGTTTAGTTAGTAAATGTGGCGTCGCCGCAATGGCGACAAGATGAATGGGAATTCAATTAGTGCCGCCCCCTTACAAACGAGTAAGGGGGTTTTTAACCAAAAGATTCAGATAACAGCGGGGTTTCCGCAACATTCCCCGCATAGCCAGCGGGTTCACCGCCCGCTGGCAGCTTTTAAAAACTCAATGCCATGACTAATATCGATATATTCAGACAGTTTGTGCTTGCGCTCAAAGAGGGCAAAGAGGTACAGTCAATGACCGTGCAAAGCTTAAATGTAAAGGAACATTGGGAATTGTTTGATGCCGCTGGCAGGTCAATGATATTTTTGAAGGGGAACGCAAAGCGCGGCGGCAATGGCAAAGACACCCGCACCGACGGCTTTTACTTCCTGTCTGGAAAATCCAAATTCACGGTACTGCCTCCAAGCCACAAGGGCGGCGTTCAACAAACCAGCATCGCGGCCTACCACAGCCTAGACTTAGGCAAAGCCGTGCAATCGTTTGCAAAAGCAGCGCTGCGCGTTCAAGAAAAACACGGGTTGTGTACTGATGGGCTTGTGGCTGCTGAGATGGGCGTTGATCCAGGCCGCGTCGCTGCTCGTAGAAACGATGTGGTAAAAGCCAACGGTGTTGTACTTGACAAGGTGGCCTACTTTATTGAGGATGCTGGCAAATACCAGGCGGCAACAGGCAAGAAGGTTAACGCCTGGAAACTGTCGCTAGCTGACCGTCCGCAAGTTGCTCCACAAGGCTCACTATTCACAATGTAATCGAAGGGGCAATGAGCTGGACACTAGAACTTGCAAACGAAATCAATGCGCGCGTTGCTGCGAAAAAAGGGGCGCTAAAGCCAGCGACATCCCAAAAGCCAGCTACCAAACCCCGCCCAAAAGCAAAGCTAAAGTTTTCGGCGCAACCCGACGCAATCACCACATCATTTATCGGGGTTGACCCAGCCTTGCGAGTAGGCGGTTTTTGGGTAGCCATCATTTGCCGAATTGAGAACACAGTCACATTCAAGACGTGCAAAGATTTGGGTGAATACGTCGGCATTTTGCAGGATGTGAATCCGATTGCAGTGGTGGTAGAAAATAGCAACCTACAAAAGCCCATGTTCGACAAACGCGCCGGAATCGGTGGTGCTATCTCAGTCGGCAAAAACATGGGTGTATCACAAGCAGCAACCGACATAGCGCGGCGATTTTCCAGTATCGAACCCGGAATAAGCCCAAAACAGAAAGGCGCTAAGGTGACAAACGTATCAACGTTTGACGCGATCCTACGCGCCAACAACCTACAACCGGTCAACTACAAAGGCGGCGAAACAAACGCGCAAGACAAACGCGACGCGGCAATGCTTGCAATGAGAGCCGAGCAGACATATAACATGGTAAAAAGAGCAATCAAGTAACTAAATATAATAAAAATGAAAAAGACAATGACAATTGACGGCGTGGTATACGTCGAAAAAGAAACACAAACAGAGCTACACAAGGACTTTGTTCTTATTAGGTCATACGCCTCAGGTGTTCACTTCGGAGTGCTCAAATCGCAACGAGACACTTTGCAAGGGCTTGAGGTAACACTGTCAAATTCCCGCAGGATTCACTATTGGGAGGGCGCTGCCAGTCTGTCGCAGGTTGCGATGGAGGGTGTAAATGCCGAAAAAAGCAGGGTTGCAATGACACTGCCTGTTTTTACAGTGCAGAGCGTGATCGAGACAATACCGCTATCTAAGGCGGCTTTTGAAAACCTTTCAAACCAGCCAATATGGAAGATTTAGAAATGGTTAACGATGGCTCTGGCTCTGGCTATGGCTCTGGCTCTGGCGATGGCTCTGGCTCTGGCTCTGGCTCTGGCTCTGGCTCTGGCGATGGCTCTGGCTATGGCTCTGGCTATGGCTCTGGCTATGGCTCTGGCTATGGCTCTGGCTATGGCGATGGCTCTGGCGATGGCGATGGCTCTGGCGATGGCTAATAAAAACAATGTGCAAGCCCACATTAAGGCGTGGGCTTGCACATAAAAAAGACAACCCATGAACACTTGCAACCAAAACAAAAAAGCACCCCGCTGCTGCTGCAACTGCGAAAACCTAAAGCCGCTACACAAGCACCCAACAAACAGGAAGTTAGGGGTTGGCGCAATGCACGAGGTCATGGGCTACGTGTGCGACGTGTCATATCACCTGGTGTTTTTTGAATCACAACATGGTATGTGTGAGCTGTGGAGCGCTAAAATCGAACCTGTAAGTAATCCTTAATAGTTCAAATCCTTCTCCGTTTAAAAACGACAAACTGAGTTTCAATAGAATCGAACTTCCGAGTATAAAAATGAATCGCTTCCCACCCCTGAGAACCAAGAAAATTAAAAGCAGCCATTGGGGTTTTAAACTCTGTTTTTCCGGTGGAATCCTCCAAAATTGGCGCTTTATTGAATGAATTTATGACTTTTTCGCCCCGGTCAACTGATACCGTGGACTTTGAATTGAAGCCGCCAACCAGGTAAGAAATTTCCAAGTACTCGAATTTTTCGAGCTGTTGAGCGGTCGCAAAGTGAGCGAAAAAGAGCAGTGATACAAGAGTGAATTTCATGGTGCAACATTTTTTTGTTGCAAGGTAAAATAAATTTTGTAGTTATGAAAAATGCCTTTATCTTTGAAGCGACAACTTTACAAATTCGCGGGTCTAAACAGCTCGCACCTCTACAAGGCGGGCTTTTTTTATTCCACTGCAAAAGGGTATTTGATTCCTATAGAGCGGCGGCCTGCCTTTACCGAGCGCTAAGAAGCGTAATATCCGCGAATGTGGAGTTGTCGGCGGTATTGGCCAGGCCGCTTTTTTGTTTGGCTAAAAACGACAACTTCACACATGAGTACCAATTCCACCAACAATTTCGAGGCATTGTATGCCAAAAATCGGGCGCTAATCAACGAGTTGATGGCCTCCAACACCGTGCTTTCACCCGCTGCAAAGAAAGAGATCCGCAAGCTTTTGCGCATTGTGGATGCGATGGAAGTCAAGATGTTCCAAGCAGAAGAGAAATTCAAAAAGGATTTCGAGACGCTATCAGAGCGGCTATACGACCTGCAATGGCGGCTTTTCAAGCTGTCTTAATACAATCCGAAACACATAATTTCTTCATTTCCAACACTGGCTTTACAGTTGTTGGGTAATACTCCTATGCTATGATTAATGTCGATACTAGATTGCTCGATATTATTAGCGCTGACAAACTATGGCTACTGATGCACATAGTAAAATACATGGGCGCTGACATGACCTCCTTCCCGAAAAAATCAACACTGATGCAGTCTGCTAGGTGGAGTAAAAACAAGTTAGATAAGGAGCTTTCCGAACTGAAAAATATTGGGATGCTAACGGTATCTCCAAGGTTTATAAATGGGGTTCAGACCTCGAACGAATACAAGCTGAACACTGATTACATGGGTGTTTGGGTAGGCGTAAACAAGCTGTCGCTGGCTTCCTCTGAATTGGAAATACACCACCCCACGACAAGGGATGCCACCCCACCAAATGAACCAATACACCACCCCACGACAAGGGATGCCCACCCCCCCACGGCGAGGGATACAGAAGTATTAACCAATGAAGTATTAAAAAAAGAAGAGGGGGTTGTTGCTATCGCAACCCGCCTCCCTGAAAATGAAAATTCTCAACCCGTAGAAGAAAAAAAACGCGTAGAGCAAAAAGTCTCCATTCCGCCGCCCGCGCCGCCCGCCGCCCCCGTGGCCATCCCCGAAAATCTCAACACCCCGGAATTTGTCGAAGCATGGAAAGTTTTGGTTTCAACAAAAAAATGGAAACGCAAAGATCCATCGTCGCTAAACACTTCGCTGAAAATGCTTGCCCGGTACGATGTCGCTTTTGCCACCATGCTTTGTGAATTGGCAACCGCCGCCGGAAACCAAGGAGTAGTATTCGGAGACACCCCCGAAAAGTACGAAAAATGGAAAAGCGCCAAAACGGGCGCGGCCACTGACAGACGGCAGCAACCGCAGCAAGCGGTGGGCGGGCTTCCTGCAAACATAAAGGTTTACTAATGAACGAGCAGGTACAAGCATGGTTCTGGGTTCTGCAGCACATCAAAGAGCAAACCGATGGATTTACCCGCGACGTGTGGAGCATCCCAAAAAGCGAAGCTGTGTTCATGCGCCCCGTGCCGTACGAAATGATTGACTTCGCCCCGGTGATCTTAAAAATTATACACCCAAAGCACCACGTCGAAGCAAAGCAAGTGATTGGCTACTTGATTGAACTAAACGCAATGCAAGGCCAACTGTGGCAAGAAATACAAGCCGAAATAGACGCAGCGTCCGAATTGATTGAAAATTGCCTATCCAGTAACGACATAAAAACCTCAGTACTCGAATTTTTAAACCACCACGAAAATGAGCAGCTACAACAAATCACTGATTAGCGAGATCGGCGCCAAGCTGGAAGGGCTGGAGACAGTGTTAGCGTGTCGTATCCTTGGAGAGCCGTTCAATTTTTCGCAAATAGCGGAAAAGCTTTCTGCAGGAATGACCAACCGCCTAGGCTTAGACAAAGGTCGGAAAAACAACAGCCTTGGAATAATTGCAGAGGCGCAAGCGCAATACCGGAGAACAGGAAGGTACAACGTGCTTTCTTTAGCCGACGCGGTTGGCATCTCCGCAAACCTGCTTTCTAAAATGGCGCGTTCGCACTCGGAATTCGGCGTGGCCGATGTGTTTGATATGTATTTCGATGCTTACGGGCGTTGGGTTGAGCTGGAATTGTCCAGGGATGTGGAGGCGCAATTGGCAAGCGGGCTTTCGTCAAGTGAAATAGCGATACAACAAGCCGCCCGCCGCCGCGATGCTGGTTTGAATGTACGCGCCCAATCCTCAGACGGCAAAGAAGAGTTTGAAGCCGAATTGACTGCAGCTATTGAGGGCAAAATAATTGACTACCCAATCAAACCACCCATCGTGGATATGCAGCGGCATATGCCGTACCACGAGCCAGGAGATTATATCATTATCGGGGCGCGTACTGGAATGGGCAAAACCTATTTGGCATTGAACTACATATACCAGGCTGCGCTGCAAAATATCCCAACCTGCTACATAAACCTTGAGAACGCTCCAAAGAATATGCAGCGGAGAATCTGGCAAATACATGGTAAAAACCCGTTTAAACGCGATATGTCTATGCTTTCAGACATCGAAGCTGCTGCAGCATTGAGGGCATGGGATGAAGTAAAAAAGATGCCTTTCAAAACGCACCACACAGGGCGTTCGCTGCACAACATCACAAACGCTATTCGAGTAGACTACTACGAGCGCGGTATCCAATTGGCAGTAATTGATTACGTGCAGTTAATGACCGACGCGCAAAACAAGGGAAACAGGGTCACTGAGATTGAGGCCATTTCCGGCGCGGTGCGGGAATTGTCGCTCGATCTGAATATCCCAATCATTGCCCTGGCTCAAATTGGCCGGGAATCTGAAAAGACACACGGCAAACGCCCGACGTTGGCAGATCTGAAAGGATCTGGTGCGCTTGAACAGGATGCAACGGGGGTGTTGCTCCCTTTCCGCCCGGCGTATTACGACCTAACGACCGATGCCGACGGAATCCCGTACCCCGAGGACTATGCAGATATACATATTGCCAAAGGCCGAGACACTGGCACGGCGCTGGTTACGTGTAGGTTTAACCACGTGCTAGGGTTTTACGACAAGCCGCCTGAATCCTTCTCCAAACCCAACACCCCAGCCCCGGTGGACTTTTCAATACCACAAGGCGCACGGCCATCAACAAGCGAAGATATACCATTTTAAAATCAAAAACGAGCAGACATGAACAAGGCAGACCGCAAACGAATAGCTGACCACTTAAAAAAGCTACTACAACTGCTCGAAATGTCACAGATGGCGCGAGACGTGACCGGATACCGCGAGCGATCAAAAGAACAAATTGAAACCGATATTTACAAACTTGAACAATGGGAAACGAACAGACAATAATACCCGGCGAAGTGCCGCCTGTTGTGCCGTTTTTCTCGGCATCAATGCGCGGCAACGATTATTAAATAAGTACAAATGTAGCCAAAAAGCCCGAAATCA